AAACTTGTTGAATCTTCCAATGATGAATCTGTTAGGAGAGCTAAATCAGTAGATTGATTACTTGGTTCTTTCTTTTTTGGATATACCTTAAAACTCATAGGGACATACATTTTATTGAAAAAATCAATTAATTTATTGAACTCAGGTGTTTTATCTGTTTTTAAATTACTTATTGAAACATCTAATGCAATTTCTAATAAATCTTCTATAGTGCTGGCACCACAATTACCAGCGGCTGTTTTAATTTTTTGCTGCATCCTATCAATAAGAACAAGACAACCACCTAGACTTTTCTCTCCTATAGAATTCTTTACATCTATAAAAATTTCTAATGCCTCTTCTAAAAGGACTGTATTTATATAAACTTTATTTTGAGAGAGTATGTCTTCTGAATTACTACGATTAATACGATACATTACACTAAAAATTTGATTGTATAATTTAGTTAAATCATTTCTCATTTTTCTTCTAGTTAGAATAATGAATCGCATTCTTTCTTTAAAAAATAAGAGATCTCCCATTTTTTCCATATAGTAAATAATATATAATTATTTGTTTATATTTACGCTGAATTAAACATTATCAAATAAAATTGATTTAAAATTAAAAATGATAATTATAAGTAAATTGATATATGCCTAAAAATACTTCTGGTGGTAAGAAACATAAAAAAGGAAAAACAGCAATTGGAAATGATGAAAATCGTTCTCTCTTAGAAGCTGGTCCTGGACAATGTTATGCTCTTGTAACAAAATTGTGTGGAAATAGCATGATTAATTGTAGAGTATATCATAGGACAGTGACACGAGACTCAAGAGGAAATGAGTCTGTATCATTTTCTACAGAGGAAAAAATTGGAGTCATTCGTAATAGTCTTAAAAAGAAGAAAATATTTATTAATGCTAATAATGTTATTTTGGTATGTTTGCGAGATTTTGAACCAGGAAAGGTAGATGTAATTTATTCATATAAAGATCACGAAGTTAAGAAAATGCAGAGGAAAAATTGGATTCCTAATGTTAGTGAAGGCGGAGGAGATGATGGTGTAGATTATGAATTTATTGATGAAAATGAATCAAATAGTGATAGTGATAATGAATTTAAACCAAAAAAGAATTCACGTGAAGTAAATAGACAAAATCGTAGAGAAAAGAGTAATGCTGAACCATATCTAGTTCTTCCAGATAATTTTGGAGAGAGTGAAGGAGAAGAATACGAGGACTATAGTAGAAATGCAGATGTCGATGACAACTTCATAAATAATATATAATTTTATTTCAAGACTTATAGTTAGCACTATAAATTATTATAGAATATGGGTATCCCCCTCTACTTTAAAACTTTGTACAATGATTATCCTGAAATAGTTATTAAAAACGTTGATGGAAATAATTTTTTGTTTTTAGATTTAAATTGTGCAATTCATCCATGTTGTCGTAAAATTATGAGCAGTATGGATTATAATTTTTATAATCATGACCTACTAGAGGCAAAAATGATACAAGCAGTTTTAGCTTATATTGAAAAATTAATAAATCTTGTAGAACCAAGTTTGCTTTATATTGCAATTGATGGTGTTGTTCCTATTGCAAAAATGCTTCAGCAACGTCAGCGTAGATTCAAAAGCAGTCAAGATAAAATAAATGAAATTAAAATCCGTGAAAAATGTGGAATGGAAACCGATTCCGTTACTGGATGGGATACAAATGCTATTTCACCTGGAACAGAATTTATGGAAAAACTAAATGGAGAAATAGAAACATTTATTCGTGGCAAATTAAAGCATAATTATGATAAAATGAAAGTTGTATTTAGTTCTAGTCATGTAGCTGGAGAGGGAGAACATAAAATTTTGAATTTCATTAAAACAAATAAAGATGAACTCTCATCTCCAGACAATAATTTCATTATTTATGGTTTAGATGCTGATTTAATTATGCTTTCAATGGTATCTGCGGTAGAAAATGTTTTTTTATTAAGAGAAGAAGTAGAATTTACAAAAAAGGGTTCAAGTGTTTCAGAAGACCATTTTCTATATCTAGATATTAACTTGTTAAAAATGAGACTTGCAGAGTCTATTTACTATGAATATCTGGAAATTGACCCTATGTTTAAGTTTAATCAAGAAAATGCATCAAATATGCATCCTGAAAGTAGAGTTAATGGTAATTTTATTGATGACTATATAGTATTTTGCTTCTTTTTTGGTAATGATTTTATGCCACATACACCTTGTATAGATTTACGTAATAATGGTCATCAGTTACTATTAAAAGCATACACTAAAACAAGACATGTATTAAATGAACATCTAGTAATAAATGGCAAATTGAATACTGCCTTTATTATTTATTTTCTTGGATTAATAGCTGAACAAGAAGATAGTATCTTATTAAAATTAGAAAAAGACCGTTCTAAATTCAATATTAAAAGATTTCAGTTTAGTGACGACTATGAAAAAGAAACAGCATTGCTAAATAATTTTCCCATGATTAATAGAGAAGCTGAAAAAGCGATTAAGGGAGGGGTTAAAGGATGGAGAAGCAGATATTACTATACTTGTTTCTCTATTGATCCCAATGATACATACGAATTAGACGCCATATCTTGTAATTATTTCGAAGTATTGAAATGGACATTCGATTATTATTTTAATAATGATACAACATTTTATTGTGGTTATAACTATGCATATGCACCAACAGTATTTGATATGGTAAAATACTTACGAAAAACTAATATTTCATTAAAAAATATCTCATTCAAAAAAGGCGTTCCTTATAATTCACTTGTTCAACTAATGTATATTCTACCTGATTCTAGCCGCAATCTTGTTCCTAGTTCGTGTCGTGATTTAATGACTAATAAAGATTCAAGAATTAGACACTATTATCCTAATGGTGAAATTCCGGTTGAAACCTGTTATAAGAGATATTGGTGGCAATGTAGTCCTATTCTTCCTCCTATTGATATTAATTTACTTAAAAATGTATTAAAAGGGGTTAAGGTTTCAACTAAAGAAAAGAAAAGATATACACGAGGAAAAATAATTGTTTCATAACATTTTTTTCTAATACAATAGTATAAATATGAATTGCGGATTATTATGCTTAATAGGTGTTTCTTTATTAGCTAGTATGGTTTGGACTATGATGGTTGGTAAAGACAACAAAGTATTCAAAAATTTTGAAGCATTATTGAACGAAGAACAAAAACAGAAATATAGAGAAATTACAAATGAAAGACTTAACTTATACCTTCAGGGATTATTTTTAGGTCTTCTTACTGCTGTGATTGCATTAAGACTTAAATTAAATAGTGCATTAAAAACAACATCACAAAAAGTATGTGCTTTTATTATAATTGCCATAGTAGTTAATCACGTTTATTATATGGGAATGAAAAAATCAAGTTATATGTTAAATCATTTAGATAAACCAGAACAAGTAAGTGCTTGGTTAGAAATCTATAAACATATGAAAATGAGAAAACTTGTTGGTATGCTTATTGGATTAGTTGGTTACGTTCTTGTTGGAATGGCTATGTGCAATTAAATTATTATTCTAATTATTCTAATTCTAAATCGACCAAAAATGCATTTTTATAATTATCTTTTCTTTCTTTAACTTTTTTAAGAAATTCTGAAATATCATCAGAATCTATAAAAAAATAATCAAGTTTTGAATTTGAATTTGAATTTGATAAATCATTGTAGTCTTCAATATACTTAATTGGTTTAACGTATTTATCATATCTAAGTATTAAGTCAAGTAACCAGTATAGAATATCAATTATATCTCTCTTTTCCTTATAAATAAATATGTTTTTTATGTTTTCTAAGTCTGCATTTAATTTACAAAAATGTTTTAACAATTCCGAAGATAAATAATGAACTGCATTTAATGATTCAATGAAGAATGATGATAATCCTATAAAATCTAATTTTTCATTAGTATAACTATAACTTAAATCATTAATTATTTCTTCTTCTAATTTTTTACAATCAGGAAGACTTGCAAAAATTTTCTTAAGAAGTAAATCAGTTTTTTCAATATAAATTCTAAGGGTATATGCAATTTTTTTTGGGGATTTGAAATATCTTAAAACTGTGCTTTTTCCTAATTCACTACATATTTCCTTATTTGAAAAAAAATAATTCTTATCTCCTTTTACTGAACCACTAAGTGTTTTTACAATATCTTTGGGATAAATATTTTTATCTGAAAAAAATATATTTGCTATTTCCTCAATAATTTGATACTGGTCATCATTTAAATTATCACCAGTTGTAATTTTAGGGACCACAATAGCCTTTTGGCTTTCAACTGTTTTAGTGCTATTTTCAAAAAAATATAATTCCTTTTCTTGAAACATATAAATAAATAAAGAAATTAAATTAACTTATACCTTTCTACAAACGCTTAAGTTATTAGAATTTTTACCAGTGAAATTTAATACTAGTAGATTAAATTCAGTATAAATACTTTTTCCATATGGACCTATATTTCTTAACTCTGATCCAGATATAATCTTAGATGCTAACATATTTAATCCATAATCTAATGTGCTTATACCATGTTTTATCTTTTGTAATTTAGTTTCAGTTCTACATCCTTCAAATTGAAACCATGTATCAGCTTGATATTTTTTGAAAAAGCATTTTTTATTACCACTTTTATATTGCCAAGATTCTAATATAGGTCTTTTTCCAATAACTAAATCAAAATCCGTATTTATTTCTCTACTTGTATTGAAAAGTGCTCCACTTCCTAATCTATATTGGTCTCCTTCTGAAAAATGACTTGAAAATCCATCACAACCACCTTTTCCATAATGAACTCCTTTTTTTAAACGCTTAGAAGATTTGAACATTTTAACTAATTCATCATAGACATAACCATTATCATTTGCAATTACACAGTAACCACCGGATAGTATATGACTCAATAGGTTTTCATAATTATATTTATTACTTTCTGCATTTACAAATATTAATTTAAATAATTTTTTAAAAAATGGTTTTACATTTTGATTTGTATCTAGAAAAGAGAGATAATCATTGATTATTTTACACTGTCGCTTACTTTTCTTACCTTTTTTTCCATCATAACTAGATTTTTTACTTGATCTAGGCATATAATAAATATAGAAATTAAATTGTATATGAACCACACCCAAATCCAGTTGCCTTTAATTCAAACTGTTTTTCAGGCATAGGAAGTGGTTGTGGTGCTGATGATTGAACACCAACTTGAATAGTAGTTTGTCCTTCATTACTTTGTATTTTAAACTGTTGATTATTTTGTTTTGACTGTTGGACTTGTTGGACTTGTTGGATAGGAACTTGCACTACAGCTGGTGGAGCACTTGCTACAACATTCATAATTGGTTCTTCAGTATGAACTGGAAGTGCTGGAAGTGTAGAGGTTCTTGATTTAACATCAAAAA